GGCGTAAAGTTTTGCGTTATAGGTCGGCGCACAACAGGCTAACTGCGATGCTACTAATAATGCTCCTTGTTCCCCATGCAAAAATTGACTTGTTGCCCAACTGTTTAAGTCTTTCATGAACTCTAGTCTTGTTTCTTTGTCAAACGTTTTAAATGTTTCATGATTTTCCCATTGATTGTTTTCAAAATCAAATTCTTCATCACTAATACTTTTAAATTGTGGTGTCCAATCAACATCTACTTCAACATTCCAGTTAAGTTGTTTGCCTAGTTCATATAATTTCTTTATTCTGTTGTCTTGTACTGTGTAATCCCAATTGAATGAGCCCGTTAAAGGCGTTTGAAAAATCTCTACTACATCAGTAGGATCTAAATTAGCCGGAACATCATCGTCAAACTCGATAACGTCCCTTGGAGTATTTGTATATTGTATTTTCATTACTTTCGTCTTGGTTTCCTTTGTGTTGGTTTACGTTTTTTATTATTTCGGAATATCTGGTCTTCAGTGATAACTTTAAAATGCATGCCTTTTGCTTTTGCCCACTCATTTGCGGCTGTCCACTTGGCGGCATTTATAGTTGTTGCCACTTTATCGCCTCTACCTTTAGCATTCTCTATGATAGTTTGGCTTTTTGGTTTAATCTCTATTAGTTCAACTAGTGTCTTACCATTCTTATCTATGTACTGTACCATAAAGTCAGGAACATAGTTAGTAATCTTTCCTGTTAAAGGATGTCTATAAGGAATTTTAACATTTTCACTTGCCCACTTAACAATGTTAGGATGGTTATCACAAAATCTCATGAATGCCGTTTCCCAACTGCTTCGGGCAAAAGGCATTTTAGTCCCAACAAACTTGCTGGGATTTTGTACTACATATTCACCTTGGCTGTAATGGGAGTTGCCTGCCATGTTATCTCCTAAGGTCTAATAACGTTCGCTAATTTGCTATCTTTATTAAACTTGTCTACTGTTAAACCAATCTTATTACCTTTTGGTCTTATAGTATTTATGGCTTTATAAGTCTCTTCTGCTAACTTAATGCTTTCTTCATTAAGTTCGAAGTATGATATAGGGTGTACACCTTGTTGGTCTGCAACTTGAATAAGTGCAGATGCTAATGTTCTTGCAGTAGGACCTGTGAATCCTATGCTTGTTAATCTGTTTTCTATTATTTCTACTTTGTTAGGATCAATACCTTTAAAGTCTTGTGGTACCATCTCTACAAGTATGTCTATACTTGCTTCTGGTAATGGAAAGTTAATTGTATTGTTTTCTAAAAACTGTACAAGTTTACCTCTACGTTCTTCATAGTTGATTTCATTACCAAATGTTTCATATAGGCTTTTAGAAGACATTAAATACTGCCTCCTAGTTTTTGTCTTTGGTTATCTACGCCATTGTCTGGCTTTTTCTTTTCATCTTTATTTGGATCTTCTTTAGATTCACTTGGTCCAAACGTCTTAAAGAATTCATTCTGTTGTGGACTTCTAGTGGAGTCTTTAGCCAAGTTTAAGAAATCCAATTTCTTAGAACCCATAACAGGATTATCTGCTATACTTCTTCCTGGTACATCAGCACCCATTACGTTTGGTGTATTTTGTTGTCCGTTTCTAAGATAGTTCCATACGCCTACATTAAATCCTGAGAATCTTTGTAGTTCTTCTTCTGATAACCAATCATTTACTACAGGATTAATAGTAAAGTTTTCATATTGTATGCTCATTGTTATCATTGCTGGCATTGAATCACCGTGGTCAATACCTTCTACTTCAAAATTTGTAATCATTGGATTGAATACTGTGTACCTAATTGCTTTCTGTCCATGGTACTTAACAATATCCATACTTGTAATAAAGTTTCTTTGTGCCGCTGGTCTTAAATTGTATCCTGCATAGTTACTATCAAAGTTTCCTTTAGGTACTGCTTCAGACCCGCCACCTGCTATTGCTTCTGGTACAACATCATTTGGTACTGGTGCTGGCAAAGGTTTGTCACCACTTGTATCAAATTTTGCAATTGGTTGTGTAAACAAATGTGCATACATTTTCATTAATACAATTACCCAAGCACTATCGACTGTGTCGTATGCTGTTACAGTAATTGGTTTGAATTCTGTATGAGTTACAGTTACACGTTTTCTATTGTATTGATTTTTTACGTCAGTTTGAATTTCTGCCGTTGGAACTTCAGCCGCCCTACAAAGACTGCTTAAAGTATTACGAGTATCATTATTGTTTAACGAGGAAATGCCAACTTCACTGTTAAAGTGAAAATTGACATATCCTTCAAATTTTTGTCTAACCGGTGTTTGACTAGGGTTAAATCTTATTGCGTTATTGGTAGTCCCAAAATATAAATCATCTCGATCCTGCGGTTCAGCAGGCTCTGGATTAACAGTTGCATTATAATACTGTGATCCACCGCCTATAGCACTCGCAAGTATTTTGTTTTTCCATCCATTCCAACTCATGCTGTTACCTCAATATTATTACGCAATAAAATTACGTTAATAAAGTAAATTATTACTAGGTAGCCGTTGGTGCTGAGTTTGTAGCGGCATGTGAACCAGTCATCAAGCCTTGTTCTACACTTAGAACACCTGTAGTACCTGCAGTATGCAAACAGTTATCCATTCTTACTGTCATTGAAACAGTAACAGGTTCACTAGTTGCATAATCACTTTCTGAGTAATCAACATTAGTTAAGAAACATCCTTCACAATCCCAAACTTCAGTTGCATCAGCAGTAGAACCATCTAATAATTCAATTTTCATTGCAAATTTATAGTCTGCTCCTGCCAATGGTGCTGTTTGTTCAAAGTGGTTAAGTTGTCTTTGGTTTTGAGCACCAACAATTCTTGATACAGAATTCTGGATGTCATCTCTAACAACAACAGTTACTGGATCCCATGCGTGTTTTCCAGCAACGTACACTTTTGAATTGTATGAATCAATCATAACTTCTTCAAAGTTGACTTTAGGACGGGTAACATTCATAACGTTTTGAGTATATTCTCTTGTGGTTTGGTCTCCACCAAAACCGGACATAAGTGTAACTCTAAACCTATATTTTAATTTAGGTTGTAAAATTCCCTTATCGCCTGCCATAGTTGGCACACCGAATTTACTTGCACTTGACATATTATCATCTCCTATCTATTACATAAGGCTCTTAAGTTAATGTACAGCCTTATAGTTACTTTTATTTATCAAAAATACGGTAATTTTATTAAACAGAGTTTTAATCAGACATAAAAAAAGGGGTCATAAGACCCCTTTTTAAAGTTAATGCTTTGTTTAACTAGATCCTGAAGTACCCAAAGTGTTTTGGATTCTAATCGGAATGTATATAAACTCAACTGCTTTGACAGGCTGTATAGCGATGTCAATGTAAAGTTCGTTTCTATCTATTCTAGCAGGAGTGTTATTTGATCCATCACATACTGTAACGAAGTCAAATAAACCTCTTTGTATAACAAGGTTGGCTAGTAAACTATCAACAACGCCTTTTGCGTTTGCTCTTGTTATTGCATCATTTGGTTCAAATAAGAACGGCTTAACGATGTCGTCAAGTCTTTCTCTTATGTACACAATAAGTCTTGCAACGTTAATTCTGTCCAATGCACTTGCAGTTGGGTTCAGAGTTTTTTGTCCAAATACTGCAAGTCCTCTTCCTGGGAATGAAGCAATTGGATTAACTTTGTTGCTATATAATGTGTCTCTTTGACCTTCGTTCAATGTTACTGAAACATATTCACCTTGTGCGTCAACATATCCTACTGATGTAGCATTTTGAACTAGACCTCTTTGGAAGCCTGCTGGTGCGAACCAAGGGAAAGCAACCTGGTCATTAAATGCAAGTGTTCTTAAAGCAACGTGTGTTGGAGGAACAACAACGTTAGTTCCGTCCAAGTTAGTTGTTAAAGCACTTGGGTAGAAAACAGCCGCGTATGGTGATGAAGAAACAAGTCCGTCCTCGCCATTCTCACTAGCATTGTTGGCGTTTGTTGCCCAATTTTTTGTGCTTGTAGCATCTGCTTTAAGTCTGAATGGTGTATCAGCAAGTACAAAGGCAGTATTCCTTCTGTCTGTACTTAATGCAACCATTTCGTCTAGCATTTCTGGATATCCAGGAGCGGCTATAACGTTAAATGCATTGATTTCACTTCTAATGTCATCATTAGAAACTACTGCCGCCTGCATTTTAGTTTTAACCAAGTTATGTACTGCTTTTCTTAAACCGTACATATTGCCATCTGGTTTGTTCATTGATGCATCAACCCAAACATTACCTATGTTAGTACTTGCTGGAGTATAGTTAATTTTGTATTCTTTAACATTACCTGCTGAAGCACGTTTGTTAAATGCCCAGATACCACTTGGGTATGCTGTAGCCGCCGGTGCGTCTGCGTCAAGCGAACTGCCTGAAGTTTGTCTAAAGTCACCAAATACTATACCATCTGCTGATACTTGGTCACTACCATCTACTGCAACCCAGGCTGTGCCTGACCATTTGTAGAATTTAGGGAAGTTTTCAGTATCATCTGAGTCTAACCAGGCATCACCTGCCACTAGAGCAGTTCCGTCTGATTGAGTTGTTGGTGCAGTTGCGGCAACTTGTTTGTCTTTTGTGAAAGTAACCCACGTAGTTCCGTTGTGCTCTAATAAGTCAACGTTAGCCGAGGCTACTGTCGCATTGTACCAATAAGTACCGTCTGCTAGAGTTCCTGTCATTGTAGTTTTACTTGCTACATATGATAGGTCTGCATAGTTAGAGTATGTTTTACTTGCTGTAACCGCCTGTGATCCAAATCCTACTGAACTTGGTCCAAAGTCTGCGTGATTACTTTGTAAAAGAATATCTCTACCTGTGCTTGAAGTAAGGACAACATTGTTGTCATCTCCGATAGAAGCAAGAACTTCAGTAATACTTGCCGCACCAAGAGCCGCGTTGATGTCGTAAACGGCATCTTCGGGTGTTGAGGTTGCGGGTGTAGTTGAAATTGTACCTGCTAATGTAACTACTACAGTTGTGCCATTATAAACAATGTCAAAACTGCTGTTACCTGAGACATCTAATACACCACCAGTAAATGCTGACCCTGTGCCAACAACTGATGTGCTACCAGTATGTCTTTTTAAAGTGTATTCTGCTTCACTGCCGCCTGATATTGCTACTAGGTCGCCAACTTTAACGTTTGCTGTACCTACAGTAGAAAGTGCTGAGTCAGTGTTTGCATAAATTGATGTTGCTACTGAACTAAAGGCTTTAGTACTTGTACTATAGAGTTTTGTTCCTAAACTTGTACCTGTGTTAGGTGTTGAAGTTTGAATAAAAACATCTCCAGCCGATAGAGCAGATACTCCATCACTTCTTAATGCTGGTACGCCTAAATGAGTAGCAAATTGGAAGTCGCCACTAGTAGCGGTTCCCCAACTTGTACTACCTATTTGATACCAGTCGTTTGAATATTTTTCATAGTATTTAACTTGAGAAGCAGTTCCACCAGCCGCTGTATTTGCCACAACTGCGTAATCGCCGTTCTGTCCAAATGCTTTACTTGGTCCACCTGTTCCTGAGTTAATACTTGTTGCGTCTACAACAGATACGTCTTGCTTAACCCATGCTGTGCCTGACCACTCTCTCAACCCGAAAGTTGAAACAGTTGTGTCTAACCAGTATGATCCATCTGCTATTGCACCAGTTGGTGCTGTAGAGGAAGCCGCGAGTTGACTTAAATCTATGTCTGCTCTTAGAACGTATGCTCTATTTGCCAAACCTAAGAAACTGTGGGCCGCTAGTAAACCGTATTCGTTGAGATCATAACCATTCAACTGAGTAGAACCTGATTTGTAAAATAAAGGATTTCCAAATTCTTGTAATAACTCACGTTGACTAGTCATTAGTTTTAATTTACCTGCGTTTGCTTTAGATGTAAATGCCGCTGTACTTGATCCATCTGGTCCAGTTTTGTCCTGGGCCGTAGCGATGATAACCAAAGGTACAGTTCCAGCACCCGCCGAGGCGTAAAACGATTCGTCGGATACACTAATGCTAACACCTGGTGATACTAATTCTGCCATTATAATCTCCTAATTAAATTATGTTAGTACGAATATTTATCTAGATTTTGCAAAAAACCGGTATTATAAAACTCCCAGGGTACAAGGTTTTTAACGGTTTTGATAAATATAGAAATTTTTTACTATATGGCTTGGATTTTATTTGAAAAGATATTATTGTGTATAATATCTACTTGAGTTTGTAGTTCTGCTAATGTTCCTGTATTAGATATTTCATAATCAAAATCATATCCTGCCCATTTCCATTCACTAGCATGTACACTAGAATAACGTGTTTCCATAGTATGCTTTGCAGGTACACTACCTCTATTGGCGTGTGCGGCTGTTTCATACCATTCAGGCATGTCATCTCTCATAACATGTATAACAATACCATCAAGTTGTTTGATTAAATCTAATTCGTTTTTAAATCTAGCATCGCTTACAACAACTATTTGGTCTTCTTGTGCTTGTTTTCTAATACGATACTCTAAACTGTCTAACCAAATGTCTTGATTAAAATGTGTACGCATTATTTCTGTACCTAGCAACTGAAGTGCTAGTCTTGGTGTGAAGTTATCTATGCCTAGTTTTCTTGTCCAATACAAGTCTGCTGTTTCTCTGAAGTCTCTGCTTTCAACAGTATCACCTTCTAACATGTGTCTGTCCCAACCAAACACACTAGCACATAAATCTTTTAAAGGTGCCGCAAAACTATCTTTTACTGCTCCTTTTTCTACGAGCATTTCAGCAACTGTATCTTTGCCACTGCCCATAAATCCTGTTATTCCTATTATCATACTAATATATATTCCAATTTTTTTTAGATAAACAATTTTCCGGTATCGTACATTTCTTCCATTTGTTTGAACGTTAATTCATGACTGCCATGTACTCTAAGTGTTACTCTAGGTTCTCCATTAGTTTTTACTCTATGCCACTGATTAATATTTACCATGTAAGGATTATGCATACCAACATGCTCAGTAATAATTTCTAATTCATCTTCCCAAACACTTGCATTGGGCCAATGACTATCAACAACCATTGTCATATCATTGAGTACAGTTGTTATCGGTTCTTGTGCAATATGATAATCTTGACAAAATTGTTCTATTAACTCTAGTTCTGCATTCCACATATTTTCACTTGGTTTTGCAAACTCTAAACTACTACCTTCTTTGTCTCCTAGTAATCTAAAATTACATAGACCAGGATGTCTATAAGCATCTAAAAATACAGAATTAAAATCTTCTGGTGCTGTTGCTGGTATTGATACAGGCCCTTCTTTGTGCCATTGTGTGGATTTAGAAAAACATAATACAGTAACTGGCGGAGTGTTTAAACCATTTATACTCCAATTGTTTTGTAAAAAATCTGGGTTGAATGTTTCGTGTAGCCAATCTGATACTCTTCTTTTTAATTCTAAATTTGATATAAAACCGATACCATTAAATGCTTGTTGCTTGTTATCTGAACTGTTTGACCATCTATTTGCTTTTGCTTCTGTAGGTATTTTATCAGATGTCCAATTTGTCCATCTAATTTTTCCAGACTGTACTGTGATTTCGTCTGGTATTACATTACCGTTAATCATGTCTATGTCTTGTTCTGTAAAAAAGTCTTCCGCTGTAAACGGAAACTCTACTCCAACACAATCACAATAACATTCTAGCATTATTTAAAAAACTCTCCTGCCTCTACCATTTGTTCTATTTGTTCAAATGTTAAATTTGTATTAGCATGTATTCTAAAAGTAACTCTAGGTGTGCCATTTGTAACTACTCTGTGCCATTTACCAACATTAACAATGTATGGATTATGTTGTCCTACATGTTTTGTAATTGGTATTAAATTTGGTTCCCAAACATTATTATGAAATAATTGTAATGTACTTGCCATAATTAAGTTCTTATGTTCTGTTGCAGTTGTCAACATAGGATCTGGTGCTGTAGAGTTTTTAATATCTTCTATAAACATTTCAACTATTTCGTCTTCTGCTTGTTGCATTTCTTCATCTGGTTGTGCAAATTCTATATAACTGTTATCTACATCACCTAAAAGTCTAAAATTAATTACTGCTGGTGGTCTCCTAGAATTATCAAAGTCTGGGTGTGGTACAGGTCCTTCATTATGCCAACCACTAGTTTCCATAGAAAAACATAATACAGTAACTGGAGGTGTATTAGTACCTGATGAAAATTTCCAAATCTCTTGAAAATAATCTGGGTGTAACGTTTCATTAAGCCACTCCCATACATCACGTTTTAATTTAGTATCTGTTATTATTGCATTACCATTAAAACTACCAAAGTCTGCACGGTATCCTTCTCCAGCACCATCTGTAGACATTTTGTATGTATATCTACTCCATTTTAATTTTTCTGATTTTATAAAAGTGTCTTGACCTCTAAAAGCCGACAAGGCTCCAAAGGACTTATCTTCCATAATTTCCCCTTCTCTAGTACCGTGAATCATTTCTATATCTTGTTCAGTAAGAAAATCGTCCTTATTAAAAGGAAAGTCTATGCCAGGTAAGTCGCAATAACAACCGTTCATTTAAAAAATTCTCCGTTATCAACTAAACGTTCTATTTCTTCAAACGTTAAGTCTGTATTAGCATGTATTCTAAATGTAACTCTAGGTTCTCCATTAGTATTAACTTTATGCCATTGAGATAAATTTACAATATATGCATTATGCATACCAACATGTTCTGTTATTTTAGTTAATCCAGTTTCTTCTTCTAGCCAATGCTGGGCCGCTGTAAAAACTACACCTTCATGTTCTGCAGAATGTATCTCACCATTAACATCATTATACCATGTTTCAAAGTATTTGTCAATACATTCTTTTTCTTTTATATTTAATTCGTCATTTGCTTCTGCAAATTCTAATGTACTACCGTCTGGGTCGCCTAGCAATCTAAAGTTAATTACTGCTGGTGCTCTTGGTTTAGATACAATGTCTGTGTTTATATGTTCTGATAAGTTTTCAGGAAACTGTATTGGTCCTTCTCTATGCCAAGCAGTTGGGTGTGAGAAACATAAAATAGAAACTGGTGGAGTTTTTCTTCCACCCATATTCCATATTTTTTGAAAGTAATCTGGATGTATAGTTTCATGTAACCATTCCCAAACATCTTTTTTTAACTGTTGGTCTGTTATTACTGCTCCGCCATTTAAGACATCATCTTTTGACCATTCTGTTGTTGACCAATTTGCATACCAATTTATTTTTTCAGTTTGTATAGAAGGTGTCTTAGGTATTTCTTTTCTACCATAAATCATATCTAAATCTTGTTGAGAAAGAATATCATTAGTAAAAGGTAACTCAATACCAGGACAATCACAGTAACAACCTAGCATTTTAAAAACCGGTCTTCGTCTATTAATTGTTGTATATAATCAAAGGAATGTTTTTTATGTCCCATAAATCTTAAACTTACTCTAGGTGCTTCTGTTTTTATATTAACTCTGTGCCAAGAAGATAAATTTAAAAGGAATGGGTCATGGTATCCTTCTATTTTACCACAAGGTGTTAAATGACTTAACATTTCGTCACTTGATGTTTGGTCAATACTAGATGATACGGAGATGCCACGTCCTTCAGACCACATTGTTTCTGGTTCTTTGCCATCTTGTTTCCATTTACTAATATATTCTTTGTTTAAGTTATCATATACTTCAGTAAAGTATTCATCTGGTTCTGCAACTTCTATAGAGCAATCATCAGGATCACCTATAAGTCTAAAGTTACATACAGCACTTGTACGTGATGTTTCTATTCTGTTTTCAAATAAACTTTCGTCTGTAATTTTTCTCCAACCAGTTAAACCTTCTGTATGGAATGTACTAGGTCCACTAAATCCTATTAATGTTATAGGAACAATCTTTCTACCAGCAAAACTCCAAATGTCTGCTAGATAATCTTCATGGAATGTATCTAATGCAAACTCTCTTAACTTATACATTAAGTCTTTATCTGTTATTACACCTATGCTTGTTGGTGGTCTATATCCTAAATACTTTCTTTCTTCAAATGTTAAGTCTGCAAAATCTTGGTCTTTTTCTAATATAATATCTGTGCCAGCAAGTTTATGTTCGTTAGGACTATACATCCAATGCATTTTTTCTGTTTGTGCCATAGTCCAGCCAAACAAGTCAGGGTGTTCAACTATATCAACTTTTTTGTTAAACCTTGCTCTGTCGTATATTAATTCGTAGTCATCGTCTGTAAATATATCTTCTACAGTAATTGGAAGTTCTAATCCTGGAAAAGAACATAAATGATTTTTAACTTTTTGCATTTAGCAACTTTCCTTCATTGTGCATATCAATCCAATGTTTCATTGGATATTCTTCATTGAGCATTAATCTAAAAGTGATTCTCGGTTCAGATGCTCTGCTATTTTCTACTCTATGCCAAGGATTAGGGTGCGTATCTAAATGTCCTAAATTTAATAAAAATGGACAATCGTATTTTACTTTTCTGTCTATTTCTTTAACTTCTTCATTAATAAACATTACAGCATCACTATAAATGTTACTTCTTATGCTTTTATCTTCATTCCATTGTACATCAAATGAATCTCTTCTATTAATGGACAAGTGTTCAACTTCTTTCTGAATCCTCTCATTTGGCATGCCAAACACTAAATCACTATCGTTGTTTGCTCTTAGTTTTATATTTAGTGAACAACTTGTTCTTTTATGACCGAGTTTTTGCTCCAAATGGGAACCAGTATAAGATTCGAAGTTAGTCCAAGGATAAAATCCTTCATAGTGCCATCTAGAAGTTTCACTTGGTTTTGTCATTACTAATGTTGAAGGAAAAATTTTTCTTGGCATTTGATAGAACTTAGGTGAGAGGAAATCTTTTGGAAAAATATCATTTGCCCATTCATTTAATGTTCTTGATAATTCTTTACTAATTAACCAACCTATTTGTAAGTCTGGTGCTTCTGTATTTGTAGTCCATGCAATATTTTTTGCGTTATCAAAAACTGCCTGGCTATGTTGATAGCCATCTTGTAAATCAAAATCTTCTTGTAATAATAATTCGTCTGCTGTAAAAGGAAGAGGGTAGTCCAGTAACTCAGGTATATCCCAAAAAGTGTCGGGTCTCATCTTAGCCCATAACAAAACCTAACGGTGAGTTGCCTTCTTCCATGTTGTGTAATCCGGCTATTAACTGTTCCATTTCAGTTATTGCTTCAGCCTTTAAGGCGTCTCCGTTAAGTGTTGTTGCTCCACCTGGTCCAGGAAGTCCACCTGGGAATTTGCTTCTTGCTTCACCTAACATCATTTTGCTTTGTGCTAGGGCGAAATTCGATAGCCAATCTGCGGCATAAACATCCTTGATTAAAACACTTTCTGGTATAAAGTTATTAACTCCTACTGCAATATCCTCTGCGTGTGCTACGTTTCGTAATATGGTTAATTCTTTGGTATTCCTATTAAATGTAAAGTTGTACTCGCTACCAAACACACGACCAATAGTTTCTTTGTATTGTGCAAATGCATCAAATACTGCAAGTCCACCTATTTGTCCTGCTTGTAACATGTACATATTATTGAATGCTACATCGAACGGATCAAAGTTTGTGCCACCGCCACTATTAGTACCAATACCTCTTCTATATAAACGTTTAACATCTATAACTTCATCTGGTAATACATATTTTGTAACACCATCTTGGGTTTGAATAAAAATAACTGCTTCTTCAACACTACCACTACTCAACTGTCTATACTTTTGTATAGATTTATTGATTGCTATATCGTAATGCTCTCTATCCAACTCAACATCTACCATTCCATCAGCCAATCTTAACTGAATCTCTTTAATGATTTCGTCTCTGTTGTTGTAGCCTATTTGGTCTATTCTCTGTGCCATACTACTATTTATCACTTTTTGCCTTTAAAAGGCTTTCAATATGATAGTAGTATCGTTCATTCTTCCGTTTAATTTGGTGGGTGTTGTTTTAACTTCGTCAAATGCTTTAGCAAAACGTGTTTTAGCATTTCCAGTCCAACTATTAATTTGTTCTGCTGGCTTTCTAAGTGTCTTTTGTACACTAGTTTCTTCATCAAAATCTTGTATAGTAGTGCCTTTTACAAGTAATCCTGCACCAGGTCTGCCTAATCCACGTGGATCTTTGTTCTTTGCGTGGTAGACTCCTACTTTACGAGTCTTTGTATTGTATATCCATAATTCGTTTGCGTAGACGACGTCTGTGGGCGAAATAGATGCTATTCCTAGTGTGCCATCGTTCACTTGATATTTCATTTTCTTTATAATAACATCTTTGCTTCTTGCTCTAGGTTTACGTTGTTTCCTATTTGCTTTACCAGTAAGTATAACAGCATCACAGGCTGAGTTTATTTTTTCAAAAAATGCTACATAGTCTTTCTTCATTTTCTTATCCATAAAACTATATGCTTCTTTTAATTGGTCACATGTACCTGCTAAATTTTCTTTTGCTTCTTCAGTAATCATTTCATACTGGTCTTTAATAAGTTTAGCATGTGCAGGTTTTACAACACCGCCGCCATATACTTTCATATCCCTTTCAGGGTCAAACTTCTTAAGGTCAAACTTTTCATTTACAATGAATTCATCTAACAAGCCGTCCCAGTCACCACATAAGTCAGTAATCTGTTCTAACATTCTTTGTTGTATAGATACTTTAGGTGGAGCCTTTACTTTCTTCTTTTCTACTTCTTCTAAAACTGTCTTACCTTGCATAATCAGTTCTTCCTGTTTTTTATCATAAAACTTTGATAATCTCTCTGGCATATATCCTAGTTTTTTCCAAAGCCAGGCATACTTGGCACTACTGCTAAATCGCCAATCTGGATTTTTAAGAATAACCTTAATATCCTCTGGTGCCCAACCACTTGCTTCTTTAACCCATTGCCTATATGCGGCAACACCTTCCTTCGTAGATATTTCAGAATGCACAAAATAGTCACAACTATCAAATGCTTTTTCTTGTTCCTCAGGATTAGTCAACCCAATGAACTTTTTCCAATCTGGTTCCTTGGTTACATAAACGGTTCTTTGCTTTTTCTTTCTAGCCATTGTTTTAT